TCTGTAAGTGTTGTAACCGTTTTGTGAGCGAACTTGCCCTTTGAAACTTGTATTTGCCATAATTTTTTCTCCCGAAAAAGCCTATCGTCTTTGGCTTGTCTGCTAGGTCAGTCGATAGGTAAAGTTATCCTAGTTAATAAGCCTGTATTCAATATTACTTGTAAACGGGATAAAGATAAAGAAAAATTTAAGATTGATGGGGGTTGAGTAAGAAACCCCCCCATCACAGGTTCCATTAAAGCTTATGCTCCAGGACTACCGAATACTGTTCGGGGGTCAGACCACCCAAACGAGTATCTTTCTCTAGCCTTATATCGCACGTTGCCAGTGTCAAAATCAGCTTCCATCGAAGTTCTGATTGGTGAACGATCAAACATTTTGAATCCGTTCGGACAATCAGTCTTGATGAACCATGCGTCAGTATCAGTAAGATAATGATTAACAGTATAACCTTCAGGAATCATTCCCATGTTTTTAACTGCATTAATATCATTATCAGCTGTACCAACTCTACCGGGCGTTTCAGTCAGCCTGTCGGCTGTGAACTGTAACTCTTTAGGAATAATAAGTTTCATTCCTTGAAGAGCTACTTTCAAACCACGCTCGTCAGTAAACGCTGCTATGTCAATCAGTGCTTGTTCCAATGAAGTTTCATTCAGGTCAGCTGCTGTTGAAAGCTCGTTACGCAAATTAGCTCCACCCACAGTTGGATGGTCTGTTGCGCAAAGTTCTTTCGTGTCGCCGCCCGGATAACTTGAATTGAAAGCACGATTTAACACAGAAGCTGACTTGACTTGCTTGGTATTTGCCATACTACGAGCCAGCGCGCGAGTATATCTTGCAGACAGTCTGTCATACAAGTTATCTTCTACGGCTTCCTCAGTAATACTGAACGCCAATGCAATCGTTTCGTGAGTATACCTTGACGTAAACGCTTCTTGCGCTTGGTCAAAGGCAACTCCTGCTCCTTCTGACTTAACAGGTGCGGTATCAAAGCCTGTCAACATTACCTCTTCTTCAAAAGCACGATCACTTGACTCAATATCATAAATTTCTTCATGTTCTCTGTCATATCTATCGTACTCAAGTCCAAATAATGCGTTCAAACCCGGAAGCAATTCTTTGACTAATTGTGCTCTACTAATTGCCATTTAAATTACTCCTTATGTGCCCGCGACTCCACCACGCATGTAATGCTCATTAATCAGAACGACTAAATTTGCATTATTTGCTGTGAGGTCTCCGTTAGAATCATCTTGAACAACACCAACGATTTTTAGCTGAAGTGCTAACGTTGTGTTTATAGTACTAGAGTCCAGTTCCCTTGTCGCAACACCAGTTGTTGTACTACCACCTATGCCGTCAGTATCAGCATTTCTGCCTATACATGTCACGGCTGAAGCACCATCCGCCTGAACAAGAAACAATTGGCTAGGATCGTCATAGATATATGCTTCTATTGCTCCACTTCCAAGTGCCGATGTATCAGCAGGATAGTAATTCTTAAAGGTAGGAGTGCCATCAGAAGCAACATAGTAACAGTGTGAAAACACACCGACAATATTGGCAGAACTAGCTGCCGCTCTTTCAATATAGCCACCGTTGAATATGGTAATGTCACCTTGAAAGATGCTTGTATCATATGACGATGGGTTAATATTGTACTTATTTGCTTGCTGAACAGGCCATCCGGCGCCCTTGTAGGCTCTAAGCCCAAAGGCTTTATCTACATTTGCCATTTAAACTTTCCTCTGTTTCAAGAATTAATATTAAAGAACCCTTAGTTCGATGAACCTTGAGTTCCACCAATTGTTACGCGAGATTGTCTATTAGGTTTACTAATTGACATACTAGGATGACTTCCGTCTTTCAACAAGTCGTTATCTACAGCGTCCATCTGAGTTCTTGTCTTAGCGACAAAATACTCTGTTCTCTCCTGTAAAGTTTCAACTGGAAGTCGACATAAAATCAATCCTCCTACTCCAATTACTCCCTCAAATTTTCCTTCCTCCACTATTGGCGTATCAAAATCAGGATATTCGTCTGCGCGAACAGGTTCCCATCCTTCACGAAGCTTGGCCATAACATTCTTACGATCGTCAAAGCCTCTGGCTTCCATTCTAATCCAACGGTGAACAAATCCTTCGGGAGGATTTGGTGCGTCCAATGCGGACGGGGGAGCCCAAGGTTTTCTCGCAGCTTTTTTCTCACGAGTCTGGGCTTCGCGTGGTTCGCGACTTGCGTCGGCTTTGTTTTTTTCTGTCATTGTTGTCTCCACGTTATTCAACATATTTCGCGTATTCCTCTAAAGGCACACCCAATTTATTTGCTATCGCTACTTGTGAAGGTGTGAGTCTCACAGTTTTGCGCCCAATTTTAGCACTGCGTTTCGCAGGAGCTACCGCTTGAACGGGACGATTTGCCTGATTAACTGCCCCATCAAAACGATGAGGAAATTCATCACGTATTCTTTTATCTATCTCACTATAATACTCCTTGCTAGTGGCGTCAAATCCTTCGTTTAATAAATCTTGATGAATTACGAACGAAGTCATGGTCATAGCTCGATCTTCTCCAAACCAAGAATTGTCTTCCGCCCAGGATTCTGCTTTAGGATCAGGTGGCGCCGGACGAGTTTGTTGTTCTTGTTGTGTGTACTGTTGAGGTGCAGAAAGCTGTTGCTCTTGGACTGCTCTGGTTTGATTGAGTGCCTGTACGCGTTGGGCCTCAACTGCTAAAGCCGCCAATTTTTGCTGTGCTTCTGCTTGTTTATCTGTGTTTTGTTCTTCGTTCGCTTGTTTTAACAGACCTTTTGTTGTTTCAGTCTCAGCAGTAATTCTGTTGGCTTCTGCAATAATATAATTACCGTCTATGTTTTGTTTTTGCTGTTTTAGTGTTGCATTTTCTTTATGCACGTTTTGTGCATATTGAGTTGCTGCGTGTTCTCTTCGTTCTGCTTCCCGCAATCTTCCTGTTAATTTGTCAATTCGTTTTTTTACATTTTTGCTATATTCTTCATGTTCGTCTGCTTTTTCTTCTTCTACTTCTGCTTCCGGTGCGTTTTCCAAAATTGGTTTTGAAGGAGTCACTGTCTCAAAAGAAGGAACTGCATCTTCTGGTAGTTCTACATCTACTTCGGGACCTGAATCGTCAATGGGTACAAGTTCTTCAGCAGGGTTTAAGTTTAATTTATGTTTTGGCATGGGTCTTTCCTCATGTTAAAGTTGGTGCAGAATTGCTTCTGGGTCTGATACTTTTGCAATGATTTCATCATCGTTGAGTATTTTTATTTCACCGCCCTCAATTTGAAAACGAGAACCGGCATAGCGTCCAAACAATACCCAGTCCCCTTCTTCACACCAAGGTCCAGTTGAAAATTTTTCTTCGTTATAGGCCAAAGGACCTACTTTTAAAACATAGCCTAGAACTGTGCCTATTCGTCGTCTTGAAAGCGTCTCTTCTGTGAGCTCAATTCCTCCCTTCGTTTTTCTTTTTCCTCGATAAGGAAGAACCATAATTCGCCATCCTGTTGGATCAGGCAATTGGTCTAATAATTCGTTTCCTATTTTCTTTGGATTAAGAGTCGCTCCTTCATCATAAGCTTTTTCTAAAGGAGTTTTATTTGCCTCCTCTTCAGCCCATTTTTCTTGTAACGCTGTATTAGCCATAGTCTATGTCTTGTTTTTTTAGAATAATTCTAATTTCTTCGCGAATGAAGTTGAGCGCTTCGATATGGCCAACAAGATTTCGATAATGATTCCAGTCTTTTACTTCACCATTGGTCATCATTTCTTGAATTTGCTGTTCTTTTTTGCCTATTGCGCGCGTTACAGCCGTCGCGAAGTCTAAAGTATCTATATTTTCCTCCTCGGATTATAGTTTGCGTACCCAATTCCTGTTAAAGGCTGTGGTACGGGTATGGTCGTAATTCCCCCCATATCTGGAACCCCTCCGGGACCGTATGGATCAGGCTGATACTGACCACTTAAATAGGGATTATAGCCTATTCTTTCATCAGAAATCATATAGTTTTTTGACATTTGTGCTTCTTGAGCCGCTCTTGCTGCTGCCTGTTCTTGCATCTGTGCCTGCATATCAGCAATCATTTTCTGCATTTCTTCCATAGTTGTGCCTTGTACTGCTGTAGTTTCTGGAGTAACAGGTGTCGTTGTTACAGGAGTAGTCGGAGTAACAGGTGTCGTTGTTACTGGAGTAGTCGGAGTAGTCGGAGTAGTCGGAGTAGGTGGCCATGGTGGTTCTGGTGGTTCTGGCACTGGGTATAGTTTATTATGCGACAACGCAGGCACTGGGTTTTCTTCAGTTCCGCCTCGTAGCATATAGGTATGTGCCTTATCTACAGAAATATGAATTACAGGACCATCAGAGAAAGGTTGTACCTCTTTAACTATCAAATCACCAATTGCATCGCCTTCTTTCAAATCTTCTACGTCTACAAAACCTTTGTCTTTTACAAAATAAGGATGGCTAGGTGAAGTTACAATACTATCTCCTTCTTTAAATAAAACCTCTCGTCTCGGACTGTTTTCAATTGTTTTTGCAAAAGTTACTTTCTGAGGCGCTTTTGAAGTGATGACTTCATCGCCTACTTTAATTTCTCCAGCTAATATCCAATCATTATTTGCTAATTGAATATGTTCTTCGGGACTAGGGCAGCTAGTTCCGCTTTGTGTAGTCTCCCACCATCGAGTATAGGCTTCAAACTCAGGATCTCCCGGTTGCGGTGGGTTAGCCAGCCATCGTTGTTCCCTTTCTTGCTGTTCTAGCATAATTTTTTCTATTTCTTCCGGAGTTGGTAGCATAGGTGATTTATTATGCGACAACGCAGGTACTGGATTTTCTTCGGTTCCACCTCGTAACATATAGGTTTCCGCTTTGTCCACGGAAAGACTGATAACAGGGCCATCAGAAAAAGGCTTTTTGTCCTTAACCACCAAGTCGCCAATTATATCTCCCTTTTCCAAATTGCCTACTTCCACAAAGCCTTTACTATTGACAAAATAAGGATGGCTATAAGAAGAAACAATACTGTCGCTGTCTTCAAATAGAACTTCGCATCTTGGAGCGCCTTCAATTCTTTGTACTCTGGTTACTTTCTGAGGCTCTTTTGAAGTGATGACTTCGTCGCCTACTTTAAGCTCTCCAGCTAATATCCAATCATTGTTTGCTAACTGTATGTGTTCTTTTGGACTGGGACACATCGGTCCCCAAGGATCATCTGGTACGAAACCGGGCCAGACAGGACCTGTTCCTACAGGTGGATCTGGATCATATGGTGGTCTTCCTCCTTCGGTATCTATTGGTGGAGGGGGTGCTGGCGGTTGGTACCAATCTCCTATTGGATTTAAATATCCATGACGTGGATCTCTACTAAATCCGGGAGAATCCTTTGGCACAGGGTATCCATCAGCAGTATAATATCTTTTCCCTCCTGAAACTCCCGGTCCTGCAAAAATTTCCCCTAAAGTTGGATGAATACCAACAGACCCAAAAGGGGCGTGTGTAGCTAAATCTACTGGTGTACCTGTAGGAGGGCGGGGTGGTTTTGTTCCTCTTCCTCCGCCGGCTTCTGTATCAATAGTGGGTTCTCCGCCTCCTACTGGAGGTGGTGTTGGAGGCATCCCTATTGGACCTACAGGCTCTGGAATCTGAACCGGAGGTACTCCGGGAAATTTTGGTCCTTGTCCTGGAAAGCCTGGTTCTCCTGGTAATTTGTTTACAGCTGCTTGTACTGGGTCGGGCATCATTGGTCCTCTGGGTGGCATCATTGGAGGAGGTGCTGGTGGTTGTGTTACTGGCAAACGCGCTCTTCTGTTAGGATCAGTTGATAAACCGGGTCTACTGTTTATTCCTAAAAGAGCCTTCTCAATTTCTTGTTCCAACAGATCCATAGCGGGTCTTTCCGGAGATAAAAACGGCCCTTGATTCATAACAGGAGGAGAACCCCTTGGTTTCATAACTCTTGTTCTTGGTCGTCTGGCCATTATTTATCTTTGTTTTTGTCTCTGTCCACGTTCGCTTTCAAAGCTGCAATATCTTCCTGGGACTTAGTTCTCTCTTCTTCTGCTCTGGCTTTTAAAACCGCAATATCTTCCTGAGATTTTATTTTTTCCTCATCCACTGCCACTTTCATCTTGGCAATGTCCTTTTGA